GCAGCTGATGACGCGCATCGGCGGCTTTGGTCATGCCAGCGTCCTTGCGCCGCTGGGCTTCGGCTGCGTCAAAGAGATTCATTGTTCCATCTCCCTGCGCCGAAGCGCACTCAGGCTGAACACGCCGGGATCACGCAGCTCGTAGCCAATGTGCTGGGTGTGCTCAATGCGAACGCCGAATGCGTCGCGTGCGGTATCGATGAGGTAACTCACCGCCCGAGGAGTCACCTCCCATTTCATCGCAAGTTCGTTGCGCGTCATGGGCTGGCGGTGAAGCATCTCCACCATCCACATGATGCGGTGCACGTACTGTGTTTGGCTGACTCTCACAGTGCGACCTCCGTATTCGCGTGGATGGCGAGGAATCGCCGCTCGGCGATGTCCATGTCGATGACGGCGGCGTCGAACTCATGTTCGCTGTCCACGGGCGTTTCGCCCAGGCGCTTGTGTGCGCTCACAACTTCCATGCTGAACGAATCGCCCAGCTCCATCGCGCATGCAAGAAGCACGTCGTTGTGACGCTTGCGAAGGTCATTGCGCTCAAGCAGGTTGGTAACGGTGTCTCGAATCTTCATCGTTCTCTCCTCGATGACGTGCGGTTCACGGCAACGTGCCGTAACCCGCTCGCGTGTTGTATCCATGCGTATATCGTCAGTCAAGAGGGAAGCCGTGAGAAATTCTGACAATTTTTTCTTACAACGTGAAATGCTGGCATTGCTCGCTATGGTGCGGCAGCATGGGAGCAACGATCACGCAGCATCAGCCTGGATCGTTTACGGTCGAAATGGACTTCGACGGGGCCGTGCCATCCGCCAACTGGTCGCAGGAATTCCTGCTGATTTCCGATGCGCATATCGACAACGCGCACGCCGACCGCCAGATGTTTGACCGCCACATGCGCCAGTGCCGCGAGCGCGGGGCGCAGTGGATTTCCAACGGCGATTTCCTGTGCTGCATGCAGGGGAAATGGGATCCGCGCAGTGACACTTCGGCCTGCCGGCCGGAACACCGCGAGGGCCGCTACCTTGACTCGGTCGTCACCACGACCGCCGACTACATCGCGCCGCACGCCGACATGGCGCTCCTGTTTGCCCCCGGCAACCACGAGACAGCCATCAAGCGCCGGCACGAAACGGACATGAACGAGCGCCTGGTTGAAGCTGCCAAAGCCCGCAACCCGGCGTGCCATGCATATGCAGGAAGTTATGCAAACTGGGTGCGGTTCCTGGTGCGCGGCAAGGTACGCCGACAAATTTTCGGGAACAGCATTGTGATGTACATGCATCACGGCTACGGCGGCGGCGGCCCGGTCACCCGTGGCACGATCCAGACTTCGCGCATGGCGGTCTACCTGCCCGATGCCGACATCATTTGGACGGGCCACACCCACGACGAGTGGATCATGCCGATCCAGCGGGCGCGGCTTTCGCTGCATGGTCGTCCCTACCTGGACCGCGTCCTGCACGTACGGTCGCCCGGATACAAGGACGAGTTCAGCGAGCAGAACGGCTGGGCCGTCGAGAAGGGCATGCCGCCCAAGCCGAAGGGCGCGCTGTGGTTGCGGTTCTGGATGGAGTGTGCGCGGCGAAACGGCGTCTCAGGGCGTACCCTGCGCTTTGAAGTTCGTGAAGCACAGTAACTGATTCAGGAGCAAACATGCCAACCCCAGCCAAGGGCAAGAGATTCGTCAAGGTCGTCCGCAACGCCGAAACCGGGCGCACCCGCAAGGTGTCCTACGGTCAGGCCGGCAAGGCCAAGAGCGGCGGCGACCGCATCAAGCCAGGAACCGCCAAGGGCGACGCCTACTGCGCCCGCAGCTTCGCGCAGATGAAGGCACACCCTGCGGCGGCACGCAACCCGAACAGCCCGCTGCGGCTTTCGCGTGCGAAGTGGAAGTGCAGCGGCAAGAACTCAAGAGGATAAACATCATGGCGAAGAAGACAGCAAAGCGCGGCCTGTACGCAAACATCAACGCACGACGTGCGGCCGGCACCAGCCGACCGAAGTCGAAGTCCACTGTCAGTCCCTCGGCATACAAGGCGATGAAGCGCGGATTCAAGTGAGGCCACCATGCGCGTCCGACTCGGCGGCAAGTATTGGACGCTGCGATTTGTCCCGAATATGCGGGACTACGGTGACATGCAGGACCCAGGCCACGTCGATGGTCGCATTATTCGCGTGGCAACGTGGCCGTCTGAGAAGGACAGATTGGATACCACTATCCACGAAGCACTTCACTGCATTCGGCCCGAGCTTGACGAGCAAGCCATAGCAGATACTGCGACCGACATCGCACGACTGCTGTGGCGTTTGGGCTACAGGCGCGAGCAGTAAAGTTCAAGAAAGTGGAAGTTGCGTACACGTTATTGAGACGTGTACACGCGATCATCAATCGAGCCAGTACACGTCCTCGCCGCGTCGGTACTTGGCGAGATCGGCGTCGCGTTTGTGCGACGTGAAGTGGAAATCCATGAATCGGCAGTAGTTGTTCGGGAACAGCAGGAACCTGCCGTCCGACCGCTCAATGAGGTTGAGCGGCTTGTGCTCCTGGGGATACCTGCTGAACCCGTCTGCCCAGTCGATCACGATCCCGGTGTGCCGGCCGCAGAACCCGCGTTCCGGGCTGACGCCCATCATCGCTAGTCCCTCGAGATACTCCATGTGGACAACCTCGGCATGGTCGCCCATTGCTCCCCACGGCTGAAGGTCGTGCGGTTCGCAGAAGCCCGGAAGCGCCTTGCGCTCGAATGCCTCCGCTCGAGCCGCGAGCTTGTGGAGCGGGACGCCGCACCATTCCGCGCCCGTCTCGAGCAGCACGTGTCCCGTGACGATTTGACCGGGCCTCGCATAGATCGCGTGCCAGATGCCACGTGTTGTGCCAGCTGGCATGTTGGGGCCGAGCGCCGTGTTGCAAACATGCACGTACAGGTGAAACGGGAGATTTGCGTGGCGAGGCATATGCGCAATGATATACTTCAATCGCGGAGACGTGGGTCTGCGGCTGTCGGAGGCCAACCACCCACATGCGCCGGCGCACAAGGCCGCGAGGTACGACCGTCGGCAGGCCAGCATTGGGGTAGCAACAACCTTCCGCCGGGACAGGGCGCGACGCTGAAAGCACGCGCTGCTGTCTCATGCATGTGTCGATTCCATGTACGCGGCAATTTCCGGTACCGGAAAGAACACGGCCTGGGACTTGCGTCAACCAGGCCGCGCTTCCGGGGGTTAAATTGTCGGGCATGGGCTGCACTCGCAGACCATCGCAAAAACAAACGCCCGACGAGCGAATGGTACAGGGAAGTATTCCCGTGTCAAATGAAATCGGCGTGAGTCGAAACCCACGCCGTTTCATGCGCTTGCATGTTCGCACCGAGGTGCTATCATGCGGGCGTCTAATTCCTGCGCGGTTGCATTGTACCGTACCTGGCCTCAGGGTCAACAATGCCGCAACACGTTCCCGGCGCGGTAGGGGAGCATGGATATAGTCGCAGGGGTTTGACCCTACCCTGCGCCACCGAAAGGTGCGCTCCTCCACGAAGGTAGCGGCTGGCAATCCTCCAGCGAAATGGTGAAATTCGTGGCTTCGACCGATGCGCGGCTCCGCGTGGGCTGGTTGAACGTGGCCCCCCTTGGGGGTCATGCTTCCCTCGCGCTCACCGTGTGAACTGATATCAGCCCGGATCGGATTCACTTCCTTGCAGATACATCCGCATCGTTCTCTTTTGAACTTCATTCCCCACGCTAGCAGCCGGGAATGCCTGTCTGTATACTCTCGCGTATGCAAACGATTACATGGATGGACAATCGGAATCTGATGGGGGAACTGTGGCCGAAGTGGATGCTCGAGCCTGAATTGTCGCGGCTCTTGAACGAGCGATGGGGTTCGCTGCACCAGGACAAGCTGCGCGAATGCATCCGCCAGCACCGCCTCGAGCGCGACACGAAGCCGGACATTGCTGCGATTCACAAGGCGTATTGCGCAATTGTGCCGCAGGCCGATGTTCTTGCGCGTGGTGAAGTCGTGCAGACTCGTCGCGATGCGACGTTCTTGCAAGGACCGTCGCCGGCGGAGTACGCGGATTGGGACGCCTGGGCGAAGGAAGTGCTAAAGACCGCAACCGCTGCGGAGATTGATGCGGCGAAGGAGCGCCTCGGCATCAGCCCCGACACGCACCGCGTGCTGGCGGTCGCCATCGAATACTGCCGCAAGAACCCGCAGAGAACGTAGCACAACACGGTAAACTGCCGACATGCGACGGCGACGAAACCCCATTCTGCTCGCCAACATGGACGATTGTCTCCTCGGGGTCATGTACCCGAAGTCCACCGAACGGTCAGGAATACCCGTCGCCGTATATTCCGCAGACATGATCGCGGCACGCCTGCGTGACGAACACGAAATGTCCATCGGCGAAGCACGCACCTTCGTCACCGACAACATCGAAACCAACGAACTCGGCCCAGGCACGCCGCGTCTTATCTGGGCGGCAACCTCCGAAGATTTCGGCGAACCTTTGTGCAAACCCTGATATACTTTGGGAAATGGATATCAGTTCGTATGACGATTTCAAGGCAGCCGTTACCACGGCTGTCGTCGCACAGGGCCGAACCCGCAGCCAGGTCGCACGCGACCTTGAGCAGCAGGGCAAGCTCCGAGCGCATACCGTGATGTGCTTGCTGTCCACCGCGCCCGTCATCGGGAAGCGCACCGCCACCTTCGATTCCGCTATCACCCTTGCCGATGCAGCAGGACTACGGATCACCCTCTCCCCCAAGGAAGCCACGTAATGCCAAGCAAGTCCCCGGCCCAGCGCCGTCTCATGGCCGCAGCAGCACACTCCCGAAGCTTCGCAAAGAAGGTCGGAGTCCCCATGTCAGTCGCCAAGAAGTTCAACCGCGCAGACGTGAAGGCAAAGGGCAAGAATCGCAAGTGAGAAAGCTCGCGGCCTACGGCGAGAACGGCCGCCGCGTGGGGGAAACACACCACAATGCCACGATCCCAGAGGCCATCGTCCAAGAGATCCGCGAACTCCACGAAGAACACCGCTGGGGCTATCGTCGCATCGCCAAACACCTCGGACTACGCTGGACCACTGTCAGCAAAATCTGCCGATATCAGCGTCGCGCCTGTCTCCCAGCCGACTGGAAACGCCCTCGTCAAGCGAAGAGTGGGACGGCCGGCAGGCAAGATGCCCGTGCCGCAGATGGAGGCTGAATCGCTCATCAAGTGGATTTCCGAAGGCCGGCCCCTGCGCGAGTGGTGCAGGATCGAAGGAAACCCTGAATGGCGCACCATCTACGATTGGATGGATAAGGACGAGGATTTCTCCGCACGCATCGCACGCGCACGGGAGGACGGTCACGACGTGATCGCCGACCAGTGCGTGACCCTTGCGGATACGCAGCCCCTTGACCAGACCGAGGTTGCGTGGCGCAGGCTCCAGGTTGAGACCCGCCTGAAGCTCCTCGCCAAGTGGAACCCCAAGAAGTACGGCGACAGGCAGCAGCTCGAGCATGGCGGTGGCATCAGCCTGAACGTCATCACGGGCGTCCCCGATGCGTAAGACCATCCGCCTCGGCTACGACCCGCGTGAATGGCAGCGGCGGTGCCACCTCGAGCGCCGGCGGTTCACCGTCCTCGCCCTGCACCGACGCGCCGGCAAGACCGAACTCGCCCTCATGGAGCTGCTCCACCGGGCAGTCAAGTGCACGTCGGATCTCGGGTTCTTCGTATACGTGGCGCCATTCCTGAAGCAGGCCAAGGCCATCGCCTGGGCGCGATTGAAGCAGAGGATTGACCCGTTCATCCGCACTGGGACCGTGGACGTGAACGAGGCCGACCTCGCCGTCACGTTCAAGCACAACAAAGCCACGATTCGCCTTTTCGGTGGCGACAACCCCGACGCTCTGCGTGGCGTGCGCCTCGATGGCTGCGTCATCGACGAGGTCGCGCAGATCAAGCCCGAGGTATGGGAGGCCATCATCCAGCCGGCACTCTCCGACCGGCAGGGATGGGCAATCTTCATTGGCACGCCCGCCGGAATCAACATGTTCAGCGAGCTGTACTACCGAGCAGCAAGCGGTTCGCTCAAGGATTGGTATGCGGCGAAGTACACGGTGTACGACACTGACGCGCTTGCGCCCGACGAAGTGAAGCGCCTGGAGCGCGACATGCCAGAGGCGGCTTTCGCACGCGAGTACCTGTGCGACTTCAGCGCGGCCGGCGACGACCAGCTCATCAGCCTCTCCGATGCCGAGAACGCGTCGCAGCGCGAGTACCAGGACGGCGACATCATCGACCAGCCGCTCATCGTCGGTGTTGACCCGGCCCGATTCGGGGACGACCGCAGCGTGATTGTGCTGCGCCAAGGGCTGCGCATGGAGAAGCCTATCGTTCATCACGGCATCGACAACATGGCGCTGGCGGCAGCCGTTGCCAACGTCATTGAGGACCGCGACCCGGACGCCGTGTTCATTGACGCCGGGGCCGGCGCGGGCGTGATCGACCGTCTGCGTCAGCTCGGATACGACGTGACCGAGGTCGCGTTCGGCGGCAAGGCTACCTACGCCAACCTGTTCATCAACAAGCGCACCGAGATGTGGTGGGCAATACGCGAATGGATACAGGCGGGCGGCTCGATCCCGAATGACATCACGCTCAAGCAGGAAATCAGCACGCCGATCTACTGGTACGACGCTGCCGGCAAGCGCGTGCTCGAGTCGAAGGACGAAATCAAGAAGCGACTCCAGGGCGGCGGAAGCCCGGACATGGCCGACGCGCTGTGTCTGACGTTCGCGTACCCGGTATCGAAGATGCTGCCCCGCGAGGTGCGCGAGAAGATTGACACGCGGCCGACCGACTACGACCCGTATGAGCAGGTGAGTACCCGTAACCGTTAGACGGAGGTCTACAGTCATGGTCAGGCAAGCGAACGAGCAGGACATCGAGGCCATTGTTGACATGGGCATGGAGTTCATGTCAGGCACGAAGTATGCGAACGTGCTGCCCGTGTATAGCGATGACGTACGCGCAGCCATCATCCAGCTTGCTTCGGTGGGCCGCGTCTGGGTGGCAGAGATTGATGGCCGCATTCGCGGGTTTATGGCTGCGTCCATCGTCCCGTGCTGGTTCAACCCCAGCTCGCGCATCGCGCTCGAACACGTCTGGTGGATGCAACCCGACTTCCGCAACCGCCCGGAAGGCATCCGCATGCTGCTCGAGTTTGAACGGTGGGCGAAAGAACAAGGGGCGCAAGTCGCCTGCATGTCCGACATCGTCCTCGAAGCTGGCAGTCCGGCAGGGTCGATCCTCCAAAGGCTCGGCTACGAGGTGAGCGAACGCACTTTTATGAAGGTTATCTAATGTTCAACCGTAGCATCCGAAGAATCCACGACCTCTCCTCACGCCGCGAACGACATTTCATTGTCAGCGGAGTGACCGCGCTTGGACTTGCAGCGGGCGCATCTGCGGCGACTGCCGCCGCAACTGGTGCCGCTATCATTGGTGCTGGTGCAGCAGTCGCAGGTGCAGCAACGGCTGCCGGCCTTGGCATTGCTGGAAACGAAGCGCAGAAGAATGCGATGGCACAGCAGAAGAAAGCGCAGAACGCCGCCGCGGCCGCAGCGCGGACCCAGCAGCGCCGCAGTCAGCAGTCAATGGCCGCCGCCAACCGCGCCGAACCCGCCGTCGCCGACATCATGGGCCGCGCCGCCGCCGAGATGGGTGGCGGTCCCTCGAGCACCATGCTCACCGGGCCGATGGGCGTCAACACGCAGGAACTTCAGCTGGGGCGCACGTCGCTCCTCGGGGGCTAAATGAGCGAGTACACCGGAGACAACTCGTCGTATCCTGGCGCTCCCACGCGGGATCGACTGTTCACCCGGTGGGGCCAGCTCAAGAGCGAGCGTGCGTCGTGGTTCGCGCACTGGCAGGAACTCACGTCCTACATCCTGCCGCGGAACGGACGCTACTTCCGCCAGGACCGTGACCGCGGATACCGCCGTCACAACAACATTTACGACTCCACGGGCACCCGCGCACTTCGCATCCTTGGTGCAGGCATGATGTCTGGCGCAACGTCGCCGGCGCGCCAGTGGTTCCGCCTCGCCACGCCGGACCCGGAACTCAACTCCTACGAGCCTGTCAAGCTGTGGCTTGATGACGTGACGAAGCGCATGCAGCGCGTGTTCCAAAAGTCGAACACCTACAACGCGCTGCACCAGATGTACGAGGAACTTGGCACGTTCGGCACCGCAGCCACCATCCTGCTTCCCGACTACCAGACCGTCATCCATCACTATCCGCTGACCTGCGGCGAATACTGCATTTCGACCGACGCGAAGGGCCGCGTCTGCACGTTGTACCGAGAGTTCGAGATGACCGTCTCGCAGGTGGTCAAGGAGTTTGGCCTCGAGAAGTGCAGTGTGTCGGTGCAGAACATGTACCGCACCGGGAACCTCGACCAGTGGGTGCCCGTGATCCACTGCATCGAACCGCGTGCAGACCGCGACATGGGCAAGCGCGACGCCAAGAACATGCCGTGGGGTTCGTATTACTTCGAGATTGGCGGCGAGGATCGCGTGTTCCTGCGCGAGAGCGGGTTCCAGTATTTCCCGGCGCTCTGCCCGCGTTGGTCTGTGGTTGGTGGAGACATCTACGGCAACAGCCCTGGCATGGAGGCGCTCGGAGACATCAAGCAGCTCCAGCACGAACAGCTCCGCAAGGCGCAGGCCATCGACTACCAGACGAAGCCGCCTCTCCAGGTGCCGGCGTCGATGAAGAACCGCGACGTGGAAACGCTCCCAGGCGGCGTGTCGTACTACGACGGCCAGTCCAACGGGATCAAGACCGCGTTCGAGGTGAACCTAAACCTTCAGTACCTCCTGAATGACATCATGGACTGCCGCGAGCGCGTGCGTGGTTCGTTCTATGCGGACCTGTTCCTGATGCTCGCCAATACCCCGAACACCCGCATGACGGCCACCGAGGTCGCCGAGCGCCACGAGGAGAAGCTCCTCATGCTCGGGCCTGTCCTCGAGCGCCTGCACAACGAGCTGCTATCACCGCTCGTGGACATCACGTTTACGCGCATGGTTGCTGCCGGCGCACTGCCGCCCGCACCGCAGGAATTGCAGGGAATGGACCTGAACGTCGAGTTCGTGTCCATGCTGGCGCAGGCGCAGCGTGCCATCGGCACCAATGCCGTGGACCGTTTCGTCGGCAACCTCGGTGCCATCGCCCGCATGAAGCCGGACATTCTGGACAAGTTCGACCAGGACCAGTGGGCCGACGTATACGCCGACATGCTCGGCGTGGACCCGTCGCTCATCATCGCCGACAAGGAAGTCGCGGTCCTGCGCGAT